ACGTCTCGGGCGGTTTCACCAACGGACTCATCTTCTCGGCGCAGACAAGCAAGGCGCTCCTGGTTAACCTCCGAATCGGTGCTGCGGCCGGCACGGTCACGGTGCGTGGAGGCGCCTGCAAGCTGACCAACTGCGTCTTCGCTGCTCCGGTGGTGCTGGAGGGGTCGAGTCACAAGTTTGATTGCGAAGTTCCCAGCTTCGACATTACCGACAACAGCATCGGTAGCCAAGTAGAGATCAAGAGCCGATCCTACCCGGCAGCGTGGACCTCATCCGGCTCGGCGCCGTCGATCGGCAACGGCGCTTACCAATCGTTCTTCGATCGCACGGGCAGCCGCATCACAGTCACCATTGACTTCTCAATCGGATCAACCACGAACGTCGGGACGGGTGCCTGGGCGTTTTCACTGCCGAAGATGGACTCAACGGCCCTTGTTCAGGCCGGTGGGTCAGGTTTCACCCAATGTGGCTCAGGCTCGAATTTCCAGGTCGCTTGTCGTGCTTCGCCGGGCGGTCAAAAAGTCGAGTTCTTCTTTGTCAATGGGGCGGGCGCTTTGGCGAACCTTGGCGGTGGCTCTCGCTCTTGGGTTGCCGGCGATAACCTCCGCTTCACCTACAGCTACATCTGCGTATGACCATCGCCAGCTACGCCGACCTCAAAGCATCCGTCGCAAGATGGATGAACCGTCCCGACCTCGTCGATGAGATCCCCAACTTCATCCAGTCGGCCGAGGAGCAGATTTCCCTTGACCTTCGCCTGCGGCAACAATTGTCGGTGACGAGCCTCAACACAACCGTAGGGTTCAACGGCCTGTCCCTGCCCGATGATTTTCTGGAGTTCGACAGCGTTTCGATCAACGGAGGCGAGCTTTCCCAGATCGGATTCGGGGAACTTCTCCGCATGAGAGCGTCGGGGCTCCCGCGTCATTACGCCATTGGCGGGAACGAACTGCTGCTGAGTGTCCCGGCGACGACGGTTTATCCAGTGGACGTGACCTACTTCGCGCGCTTTCCCTCTTTGGAAGAGGTCCCGGTGAACGGCCTTCTCCTGAACTACCCCGACGTGTACCTTTTCGGTGCGCTGATGTGGGCCAATCGGTTCGTGATGAACGAGGAAATGGCGTCGAAGTGGCAGGGGCAGTACATAGGCCTTGTTCAACGACTCATGGCAGCCGATAGAAAGGCGCTATGGAGCGGGTCTTCGCTTAGGATGCGGACACAATGACGCCTCTTGCCGGATTCGCCCCTGACGCCTCGCCGACGACGCCGGGAGTGTTCACGGACTGTCAGAACCTCGTGCCGACGGATGCGGGGTTCTCCTCGGCTCTGTCGCCCTCCTTGGCGGCTCCGGTTGCCCTCCCTGACCCCTGTCAGGGCGCGGCGGTGCTGGACAGGCTCAACGGCACTCGGCGAGTGATTGCGGGTACAGCAACGGCTCTCTATGAGTTGATGACCGGCGCATGGGTGGACCGCAGTAAGTCCGGAGGCTATGCAGGGGCGGGCGATTCGACGTGGAGCTTCGCGCAGTTCGGCGATACGACCATCGCCTCCAACTTGGCAGATGCCATGCAGTCATCGGTCAACGGGCAATTCGCCGATATTCCGGGGGCGCCACGGGCCAAGATCGTCGTCAGCGCAACGAACAACTTCCTGATCGCCTTCAACACCATTGACCCGACCTATGGGGTTTCGCCAGACAGGTGGTGGAACTCGGCGCAGAGCGACCAAACCAACTGGGCGCCTAACGTCTCCACATTGGCTAACTCGGGCCGGCTCGTCGCCGTGCCTGGCCCGATCACGAACGCCAAGGCGCTCGGCGATTATGTCGTCGCCTACAAAGGGCGCGGAATCTTTCTCGGCTCTTTCGTCGGCTCTCCAGTAGTGTGGCAGTGGAATCTGGTGCCGGGCTCTGAAGCTGGGTGTGTGGGTCCGGAAGCTGCGTGCGACATCGGCGTGGCTCACTTCTTGGTTGGTGAAGACGATTTCTGGATCTTCGACGGGACGCGTCCTGTCGCCGTGGGTGGCGGCGTGGTACGCCAGTGGTTCACCCGGAACTGCAACCAGTCGTTCCGGTATCGGTGCAAGGCAAGCTACGACCGACAGCTTGATTGCGTCTATGTGGACTATCCCTCGGCGAACTCTGCTGGAGGTTGCGATTCGCGCCTGGTCTTCCACGTCGCGACGAAGCGATGGGGGCGGGTCGATGCGGATGCTCAAGCAACCCTGCAATTCATCTCGCCTGGCGTGACGATTGACGAACTCGGGGCGTACTCTTCCACCATTGACGGCCTGCCAAACGTCCCGGTGGATTCGCCATTCTGGTCGGCGGGAAGTCGTTCTTCGGCCTACTTCGACAGCAACAACCGCCTCGTCAGCCGCTCGGGTGTTTCCGGCGTCTCCAGCTTCACGACGGGCGACCTCGGGGACGATGATGTTGTCTCGATGCTCGATCAGTTCCGTATCCGCTTCACCTCCCGACCGGCGACAGCGACGGCCACGGGGCTCTACAAATTCAACGAGGGTGAGGATTTGACTATCGGCCCCGCATCTCCGATTGCAGATGGGCGTTTCAACCTGCGACAATCGGGGAGATTCCATCGCGTGAGGATCGACATGACGGGCTCACATTCTGAAACAGCCATGCAGGCAAAGCCGGTCCCGGTGGGGCAACGATGAAGCTCGAACAAGATCCGATCATCACCGAAGTAGGGCTGATCTTCACCCTGAAGCGCCTGTTTCGCCTCATCGCCCAAGCAGTGAACGGGAAAGCCGAACAAGCCGACCTCGACGCCCTCAAGGCCCGCATTGACGCATTGGAGAGCCCGTAATGGCAACAAACCCGTACCTCGGGACTGAAAACCCGTACCTGCAGCAGACCATCGACAAGGCGCAAGGCGACCTCGTCCGCAACTACAACCTCACTGCTCAACCGGCATTCAATGCCGCGATGGTCCGTTCTGGCTCCTTCGGCAACGAGGGGGTGAACCAGATGAACCAGAACGCGCAGTTGAACCTGCAGAACTCGCTCGGGAATATCTCCACCGGCCTGCGTGGTGCCGACTACCAGAACCAGCAGCAGCTTTACATGCAGCAGCAGGGCATGGACACGTCGGCCGACCAGTTCAACCGGCAGTTCGACCGTTCGGGCGAGCAGTGGAATTTGGGCTTTGACCGTTCGGTGTTCAACGATTCGTTCGCACAGAACCAGCAGCAGCTACAGACGGGTATTGGCCTGCTCGGCACGCTGGCCGGCTACAACGCCAATGACCAGCAGAGTGCTACGCAGCAACAGAACACGCCGCTCAACTACTGGCAACAGTTCTCCCAGGGCGCGAACAGCATCGGCCAAGGCTACGGCACGACCACGGGCACGACCGGCACGTCGAGTAATCCGCTCGTTCAAGCCATCGGCGGGGCTCAGTTGGGCAATTCGGCGATGAACTGGTGGAACACGCAAGGCGGATCGGCCGCATCGCCGGCAAGCGCCAACACGGGCGGCTGGTCAACCTCGCCGGCTTGGGACGCGTGGGCCGGTGGTACTGGTGGGATGGGCGGCTGATGACCGCCGACATGATTTCTCACCTCTTTGGTGGCGGCGTGTACGTCAAGGAAACGCGCATCCCGGCCGGCATGGTCTTGGTGCAGCACAAGCACGCCCACGACCACCTTTCTTATCTGGTCGGAGGCATGGTCGAGTTGCAGGTTGACGGCGTCACGCGCACCGTCGTCGGGCCGGTGGGTCTCACCATCGAAGCAGGCAAGCATCACGGCGTCAAGGCGCTCACCGATGCCCTATGGCTGTGCATCCACGCGACCGACTGCGAAGACGAGGATTCCGTCGATGCCGTGCTGGTCGTGCCAAGCGACGAGAACATGCAGGCGATTGCCGAGGGGATGCTGTGATCCCCATTCGCAAGCTGTTTACGGGCGTGAACGTCGATCCGCTGCGCGCTGCGCTTGCTGAGCACCCTGAACTTTGGGATAAGCACACCGAGCGCACCGCGTCGGAAGACTCGCCGCACCATGGCTTATCCGATATCTGGGCGCGCTTTGCGGACCCGAAAACCATCCAGCCGGATGGCTCGCACGATTCGGTCTGGTATCCCCCGGCTGATGTCCTGCCGGTGCGCGACATTGTTTTCCCGCTGATGGCGGCGGTGCGCGGCGAGCGCCTTGGCGGCGTACTGATTACCCGCATCAAGCCGGGCCAAGTCTGCAAGCCGCACACCGATCCGGGCTGGCACGCGCGCTACTACGACAAGTTCGCCGTCCAGATCGAGGCGGCAACGGGCCAAGCATTCCACTTTGAAGGCGTGTCGCTGGTGACGGCGCCGGGCGACGTGTTCTGGTTCGACAATTCACATACGCACTGGGTCACGAATGACAGCCAGAGCGACAGAATCACCATGATCGTCTGCATCAAGACGGAAAGGAACTGATATGCCTTGGGGAGCAGTAGCAGGAGCCGCCATCGGGCTGGTGGGCGATTCGATCAAGAGTGACAAGAACGGCGGCGCCGGCACGCAAACCGCCACGAAGGAGCCGTGGGAAGCCGCTGCCCCGTGGCTTCGCGGCCTTCTGTCGCAAGGCCAGACCCTGAACGACCAGTACACGGCCCAACCCTTCAGCGCACAACAGCAAGCCGCGTACCAGAACCAGTACGGCCAAAGCGACTACATGCGCCAACTCATCCCCGGCTTGCTCGGGCAGATGGGTCAACAGCAAGTCGGCTTTGACCGCAACAACCCGAATGCTCGTGCGAAGGCTTACGACTTTGGCGGCGGGCTGATGGGGCCGAATCTAAATCAAACGGGCCTTCTCAGCGCGGCGCCGCCGCCTGCACCAGCCCCGGCGGCAGCAGCCCCGGCACAAGGCGCCTTCACGCAGAATCGCGCGCTTGAGGGATTCACGCCCCAAAACGTGATGGACTTGCAAAACCCGTCCTCCCTCGGCGGTGGCTACGGTTCGTTCCGCTACGGCGACGCCGCGCCCCAGCCGGGGACGCAGGCGTTCCGGGACTTCCAAGAGTACATGCAATGGGGCGGCAGTGATCCGGCCTACCTCTACACGCAGGCGCCCCGGCCCGAGGGAGGCAGCTAATGGGACTACTCGACCTACTTGGCTCCGATGACGCAAAGCTCGGCCTCGGCCTGCTCGCTGCGGGCGGCGCCTCTGCGACGCCGCTTGACACTTGGCAGCGCGTGCAAGGTGCGATGCAGGGCATGGAGGCCGACAAGGCGAACAAGCTGCGTCTGAGCCTGCTCGCGTCCCAAGTGGACGAAAACAAGCAGCAGGCATTGCTTCGTCAGCAGCAAATGGCTCTTGCTCAACGCAAGTTCGCCCTTGACGAGCAGTTCATGGGCGGCGGACTGCTAGGCTCCGCTCCATCAGGAGGACCTGTCGGGGCTCCGTCAGGCGCTGGCCCGGCCATGCCGTCAGGTGGCGCAGGCCCTGCGCCTGCGGGCGGGTTCAACGCGCAAAGCATCTCTCAGCAGTTCGGCATCCCCGTTGAGGCTGTGATTGCGGACTATCGATTCAACGACGGCAAAAAGATCGCGGAACTGATCGCCAACAAGGCGGAGCCGAAATGGGTCAACGTCGGCGGCAATCTGGTCAACACCAACGCTCAAGGATTCAAGGGCGGCATTCAGGACCAAGTCAGCATCAGCAACGATGGCCGGGCTACGGTCCTTCGCGCGAATGGAGGCAACCCGGTCGTCGGGGCTCCTGCTGGGGCACTGGACACCTATGCTGCTTATCAGGGCATCAGCAACCGCTCCAATGCCGACTACACGCCCGAAACGGTCATTGACCCGGCTACCGGACAAAAGGTCGTCCGCCCACGGTCCCAAGTCCTTCAGCCTCAGACGCGCGACCCCTACCTCAACGCCGTCATTGCCACGGAGAGCGGGGGTAATCCCAATGCAGTCTCGCCAAAGGGCGCGCGGGGCTTGATGCAAGTCATGCCGGGCACCAACACGGCACCAGGCTTCGGCATATCGCCCGCCCGCGATGGATCGGAAACAGAGCGGACCCGTGTTGGGCAGGAGTATCTGTCCAAGATGCAGGAGCGGTACCAAGATCCCACGCTGGCTGCAATCGCCTACAACTGGGGGCCGGGCAATACGGATATGTGGCTCAAGGGCGGCGGCGATTACTCCAAGCTGCCCAAGGAAACCCGCGACTATGTCGCCTCGGTGATGACCCGGACGGCAGTGGGCTCCCGTGCCCCGGCCGGCAATGTGGTCGAGCTTTCCCCGGCGGAGACTGCCGTCAACGAGGCCGCCGCAGCCGCCGCCAAGGTGTCGGCAGTCAAAGCCGCAGAAGGCAAGACGACCAACACGCTCGAAGCGCCTCAGAAGGTCCAGCAGGCAACCGACGCAATCACCTTGATCGACAAGGCCCTGACTCACCCCGGCCTTTCTACTGCCGTTGGTTTGGCTGGGAAGATCGATCCCCGGAACTACGTGCCCGGCACGGACGCCCAAGACTTCCAACGCGTTCGTGAGCAGCTTTCGGGAACCGCGTTCCTCTCGGCCTATACAGCGCTGCGGGGCTCTGGGTCCATCAGTGAGGCCGAAGGCAAAGAGGCGAAGGCGTCCGTCGCTCGGCTGTCTACCGCCCAAAGCGAGCCCGCCTTCCGGGAGGCGCTTCAGGACTACCGCAAGATCCTAGAGCGTGGGCAAAAAAACGCCATCGCTCAGGCTAATGGCGAGACTCCTCCTTTGGCAAGTGCGCCCAAGGCCCTCAAGGACTACGGCTACACAGATCAGTCGGCAGCCCTGCGTGATGCGCAGAATGCCATCATGAAAGGGGCTGACCGCGCCAAGGTTCAAGCCCGTCTTCAGGAACTTGGGTTGTCACTGCCGGGAGGTTCCTAATGGCTGGCGCATTCGACGACCTCATCCCAAAAAATACCGATTATTCGGGAAACCGCCAAAATTCTCCGGAAACGGCGGTTTCCGGCGGGGCGTTCGGCGACCTCATCCCGGAAAAGCCCAAGAAGACAGCGGGCGGACTGATTGATGGCGTTTCCGCTCTGGCGTCCGGCTTCAATCGTGCGTACTTGTCCCGTGCCGGCCTGCCTTTCAACCCTGTTGACGTGGCAGCAAACGTGCTTGACTTGGGGAAGGCCGCCATCGGCGCACCCATCACTGCAATTACCGGGAAGACCCCGGACATGCTCCAACTTCGTCCGCGCGGCGAAATGGTCGGATCGGGTGCATGGATCGTGAACCAAGCGCGCAAGTCGGCTCTAGGCCGCGCCGCACTCGACCCGGCAAATCCAGACTACGAGGGCGGCACGTTGCAGGCGCTGGGCTCCGGCGCAGGCGGCGCCTTGGGCGCTGGCCTTAGCGGCAAGCAGGAGGCGCTGAATGCCGCGATGGGCGCGACCAGTGCTGGGGCATCCAAAATCACGCACGACCTGACGGGAAACACGTCCCTCGCCATCGCGGCCGGCATGCTTCCTCAAGCCGGAGTGATGGCGGCCAACAACGCGGCGAAGTTCGCCATACGAGGCGACGAGTCGGGCCGGCGCGCCATGGAGCAGCGGCGGCAAGACCTGAAAGAAGCGGGCATTGAGAGCCCGTCGCTTGGACTCGCCTCTGGCAATCGCATGCTGCAAGGCACAGAAAATCTTCTGGCTTCCACTCCCGGCGCGGCCAACATCATGGACCGCAGCCGGCAAGGACTGCTCGCCGGCATCACCGGCAAGGTGGACGAAGCCGCGAGCCTTGCCGCACCAACGCGCGGGGTCCGGGAAGCAGGCACCGCAATTCAGTCTGGCTTGCAAGGCTTCAAGAAGTACTGGAAGGATAAGCAAGAGATTTTGTGGGATCAAAAGTTGGGCGCCGTCATCCCCCCTGACCAGCCGACAAGCATCGTCAACACGCGTGCGACACTTGGCCTGCTCAACCAGGACATTCCAAGGGCTCCGGCACTTTCTCGCTTCTTCAAGAACGGCAAACTCCAATCGATGGAGGAGGCGCTTGCCAGCGACACTCAAGCGGCCCCGATGCTGCTGCGCAATGTCCCCAAAGACGACCTGCCGTTTGAAGCGGTCAAGAAACTGCGGACCCTCGTAGGCGGTGAAATCGCGGACAACAACCTCCTGAGCGACATACCGCGTAGCAAGTGGAACCCGCTCTATGGCGCCCTATCGGACGATATCCGCGCCACGGCGGCAAACGTCGGGCCGCAGGCAACCAACGCCTTCAACCGCGCCAACAACTACACGCGCACTGGCATGGGCCGTCTTGATAGGGTCGCTCCATTCGCCGATGCGCCGACGCCGGAACGTGCGTTCAACTCCCTGATGAGCGCGGCCAAGGAGAACACCAGCACGCTACAGGCGGTGAAGAAGTCCCTCCCTTCCGATGCTCGGGGCACCATCGCCGGCACGGTCATTGAGCGTCTGGGCAAGGCCGCGCCGGGACAACAGGACGACGGCGGGGGGGTGTGGTCGCCCAATACCTTCCTGACGAACTGGAACAAGCTCTCCCCACAGTCCCGCACGGAGATGTTTTCAGGCTTCAAGAATGCCCCCGAAGTTGCGGCCCAAGTAGAGGCCGTGGCTAAGGCTGCATCCATGCTGCGCGACAGTTCGAAGATATGGGCTAACCCATCGGGTACGGCGCCGGCTCTCAGCGCTCGTGCAACCTACGGCGGACTCGGCATCGGCATGCTCACCGGCCAAGCCCCTCTCGTGGGTGCCGCCGCAGCCGGCATGCTGGGTTCCAACCTTGCTGCACGCGGGCTCACTAGCCGCCGAGTGCTGGACTACGCATCCAACGCTGCCGCCCCACAGGACTACCTTAACGCGCTCAACCCGTCCATTCCGCAGCAAATTGTCAACTTGCCCGGCCTGTTAGACGAAAATCGCTACAAGTAGGAACGCCACCATGACCGCAAAGCATAAAACGAACCCGACGCCATACCCGGCCACGGTCAAGCCTTGCGTAATGGAGTCGTCCGGGTGGCGACGTTCGTAGAGTTCGACATGCGGGCGATATTCAGGCAGTTTCATATTCCATCCAATGACCATCCCCGTGGATGGCATACAGCAGTTTAAGGGACCATCATGCCCGTCAATCAAACTCTCGCCTCGCTGTCCCAGACTCCTGCCAGCAACGGCCCCCTCGGAAGCGATCCGCCGTCCTCTCTTGACGACTCAATCCGGTTCGGACTCAGCTTCATCGCCCAACTGCGCGACGGCAATGGATTCTCCGCGAACGCCATCACGTCGGCTCTTGGGTATACGCCCATCCAGCAGGGCACGGGCACCGGGCAGACGCAAAACGCGGTAAAAATCGGCTGGGACAATACATTCCTGCGCGTGCAAGTGGATAGCACGAACTTCGGTACCACTTGGCCCATCAACATCGGCGGCAACGCAGCCACGGCGACGAACGCGACCAATGCGGCCTCGGCCACGACTGCCGGATCGGCCGGCAGTGCAACCACTGCGGGGACGGCGAACTTTGCCAACAACGCGGGCGCCGTGGGTGGTCTTGCTTTGTCAGGCCTGGTCCGAAACGGCAGCCCGGGCAACGTCATCAGTGTGGCCTGGGACGGCACCCGCATGAATGGCGGCGTGGACAACATCAACGTCCCATTCCGCACGACATGGGCCAACGTCGATGACCGCCCGACGGACTTGGGCGCGTTCTCCAACACCCCCGGCTATGTCCTGCGATACGGCAATTCGCTTGTCGATGTGGGCGCCCCGGACAATGCCGGCGTCTTGGGTCGTGCCATCCCGAACCCGGATGCGCGGCTGCGCTACATCAACGCCATCACAGGCGGCTTGGGCACGGTCGTTGACGGAGCCGCTTACTCATGGGCTCTCAACGCGTCCGATGAGCGCCTGAAAGAGAACATCCGGCCGACGACGGAGGATTCCGTCGCCAAGATTCGCGCCATCGACTTCAAGGCGTTCAACTTCAAGGACTCTGTCCCGCTCTTTGCCGGCATTTCCCGCAAGAGCGGGGTAATTGCGCAACAGATCGAAACCATCGATCCCGACTGGGTCACGAACGCGGGCGACTACAAGCAGCTCAATCTTGAGACAATTGTGACTTCACTAGCACACGCTCTCCAACAATCCATCCTCCGGATTGATGAGCTAGAGCGAAGAAAGTAGCCAATGTCGCCCATGTTCTCTGGTCTTGACGCTGATGTCCTGCTCACCAAGGCCTCCTCGGTGGCCGGGGCGCTGGTCTCCATGAAGTTCCTTAGTGGCAGTGTCACTGAGCGTTTACTCACTGCGTCAGCCGGGGCGGCGCTTGCCTACATCTTAAGTCCTCATTTGGCGCTCAAAATAGGAGCGCCAGAAGGATTTGTAGGGTTTCTTGCGGGATTGTTCGGCATGGCGGTCATGTCGAGGTTTTGGGAGTTCATTCAGACGGCTCCCATCGCTGACTTCTGGAAAATCGTTCTGGACTTTTTCAAGCGTATTTCCGGGGGTTCCAAGTGAACACTTATATCGTCACAGCTCACGCTATCGTCTCCTGCTTCTGCTGGATCGTCGTGGGGGCCGGCGGTCTGTATGCCGTCTTCTCGCCCAAGGTGAAGGACACCACGGCCGAGCGCCTAGCCTTGTCGTGCATCTCAATCTTTGCTTTTGCGACAGCTTTCCGCGTCATCAAGCAGGGATGGATCAGTGAAGGCTACTTGATGATGTCGATGGCGTTCGCTTTCTACGTCGTGGTGATCATCTATAAGCACTGGAACAACGTCTACCACAAGCTCCCCAAGGACAAGACCCAGTCGTCGCCTTTGGAGTCAACGCTTCGGAGAAACTGATGTCCGCATTCATCGACAAGACCATTGACGCCATCCTGAAGTCAGAGGGCGGCTTTGTTGATCACAAGAGCGATAACGGGAAGGCTACGAATTTCGGAATTACCGAAGCCGTCGCGCGTGCCAACGGCTACCAAGGCACTATGCGCGACCTGCCGGTTGGCCTCGCCCGCTCCATCTATGAACGCCGCTACATCACCGAGCCGAAGTTCGATAAGGTCTTGGAGATCCACGAAGCGGTGGGCACCGAGCTTATCGACACTGGCGTCAACATGGGGCCGGCACGCGCGGCCGAGTTCCTGCAACGTTGGCTGAACGCTTTCAACGCTCAAGGTTCCCGCTATCCCGATATGTTCGTGGATGGACGACTTGGCCCCATCAGCCTGGATGCGTTGCGCAAATTCCTCGTGTGGCGCGGGCCACTTGAAGGCGGGTCGGTGCTCCTCAAGGCGCTCAACTCGATTCAAGCCATGCGCTATCTGGAGATCGCCGAGGCCAACAAGTCGCAGGAAGACTTCTTGTACGGATGGATCAGGGGGCGCGCATGAGCCTCGAAGACTTCGACTGGCGGCAAGTAATCGGCTCCGTTGCCCCCGGCCTTGCTGCGGCCCTCGGCGGCCCATTGGCAGGAGCTGCAGTCAAGGTCATCGCGGACAAGGTTCTAGGCCGTCCTGAAGCCTCACAAGAGGAGGTTGCAGAAGCTTTGTCCTCTGGCTCGATCACAGGCGACCAACTCGTCGCCCTCAAAGTTGCAGAGCAGTCCTTCAAGTTAGAGCTTGAGCGCATCGACCAGCAGCGCGAAACGGCAGGCGTCGAAGACACCAAGAGCGCCCGTCAGCAGACCGTGGATCTTGCCAAAGAGGGCAGCACGATTGCATGGGGCGCCCCTGTCGTCTCGACCCTGATCGTTGTGGGCTTCTTCTCGTGCGTGCTGATGCTGTACTTTAGGGGCAATGACTTGCTGCCCAACGTGACGAACCTGCTCAACACACTGCTAGGCGCCCTGATCCTCGGATTCGGTCAAGTTTGCAACTACTGGCTGGGGAGTTCTGCGGGCTCGAAGCGCTCGGGCGATGCTGTCAGGAAGATTGCGGAGCAGGCTGGGAAGGGTTGATGGTGGCCGGCGCTATCCAGCAAACTCGCCGAACAATACTGCCGCCTTCATTCTGTAGGCAGCACTAGCAAGCTCCGGCGTCGCAAAGGTCCCAATGCGGATTTCTTTGCCATTGTGAAAAATCCTAGCGGCCCATCGAGAAGTTTTAGGTACAAATCGTACACCACGGAAACCGGCCTGATTTGCCCGGTCCGCTGTGTTTGACTGATTCTGCGAATGGTTGGCAGCTCTAAGATTCTCGACCCGGTTGTCGTTTTTAATCCGATTGATGTGGTCGATCTGAGCAGGCATGACCCCGTGATGCATCAAGTAGATTAGCCGGTGTTCTTGATATCGACGACCCGAAACATGGATTGAACGATAGCCCGTTGGCAGGAGGCGACCAGCACGCGCGCCGGTCTTTGCATTGCTTCCACGATCAAGCCGCCAGTACAGCGAACCGTCGCGGTATTCAAATAGCCTTTCGGCTTCAGTTTGGTTCACGAGCTTTCCTCAGAACAGTAGGCGCAGCCTGCGCATTCACCATCAAGTAAGCCGGCCACTCGTATCGATCTACAGGCTGGTGGGTGGCGACCGCTGTACCCCTTATGGGAATACCCCTTTCGGGCGGCTTACTTGATGCCCCTGCCACTAGCTGCAAGGGATGCTGAATCAATATTCAGCGCTGTTACGGAGAATCAGATGGCACGCAGCCTCGATCCGCCTTGATCTTACATCACTTCGCCAGTGAGATGGGAGGCGACGGCTGGAAGGTGCAGCACGGGGGCGGCACAACGCAGCACGGCGGGGCGATAGGACGGTCGCGCCACTTGGTGACGGTCCGGGTCTTGTAGACAACGGTCGGTACCGGAGCCGCAACGACCTCGGGCTTTGGCAGTGCATACAGGCATTCAGAGACTTGCAGGCTCTTGACCAACTGCTGAGCAGCACCCGAACCCGCTGCGCCACCTTGCAGACCCTTGCTGTCCACGAACCCGCCCAGGCTGAATGAAGCCGCGCTGGACGTACCCACAACCGCTGCGTACTGCGTCACCACATGCCCGAGCATGAATCCATCGCGCCACACGAACGGGGCGCCGGGATTGCCGTCGTCGTTGAGCCACGGGCCCAGCGTTTCCATATACCCCCGGTTCTCCTCGTACCGACCTCCCACGGGTCCATAGTGCTGGCCGGTGATCTGGGTGGTGATGACGCGCACACGGGGGCCGCAGACGCCAGGCACGACGACCAGATTGGCCGAGGCGAGCGCAGGAGCAGCCGGGCCGTGGATGACAGGAGCCCACGCAACGAAGTTCGATCGGTCGCCGGAACCTGATTGGTTGCCCTCGATGACGACAGATCCACCCGCGCCGCCCGCCGACTGATTCGAGTTCGTGTTGCGCAGGCTCTGCCGCTGCTGTTGTGCTTGTTGCTGCTGCTGGCGCTGCTGGTTCGTGCCGGACAGGGATTGCGATGCCTTGATGCTGGCCGACGAATCGCCGCCTGTGGCGTAAGCCTTGCCCCCGGTGGCTTGTGCTGCGGCCTTGGCTGCGGCGCTTGCGTTAGCGTCGGCCGTGGCGTTGCTGCCTGCCGGCTGGGGCTTGTTGTTGTCGCAAGCAGGGTAGTTGGTTGCTCCGTTGTAGCACGTCGCAAATGCAGAGGACGAGACGAGAGCAAGGGCGAGGATAGAAAGATTGCGGTTCATGGTGTTCTCCAGATTCGACAGTGGCCGACTGTCAGCGGGTAGTGACACAAGTGCCGAAGCGGATTCGATGCTCGGGGTAGATCGGGCCAAGTACGAGAAGGATGCAGAAGAAGGCGCCGATCGTGGCGAACACAGTCTTCATGGAGCTTCCTTGGTGGGTGATGCTGGAGTGGCGAGACCGAAGTTGCGCTCGTTCATGATTTCCCGAAACACCTTGCCTCGGCCGTTGCGCTTCTGGAACTCAACCTGTATGCGGCCTTGGAAGCTCTTCTTGTCGCGAGTCGATCCCCAGCCATAGTCAAGAATGTTTGCCAAGACCACGGCATCTCTGTTTTCAAGTTTGCGTTGCTCAACGAATCGCTCGGGTTCCAGGAGCCGGACAACGTCGCCAATGGCAAATCTTGGGATGCGCTCTTCGGTCACGGCCGCCCCCCTTGGCTGGAAGGAGTGGCGGCCTCTCCCTTGGGAGCAGAGAGGGCGGCGTACTCGGCCGGGAACAGTTTGACGTAGAGGTCGGCCGCATCCACGCCATCAAGCACCAAGCCTTCGCCGGCCGCGGCGTCCATGAACTTGTGCAAGTCGGCACCCAGCGCAGGATCAGCGCCCTTGGTCTTGCGGCACTGAGAGCAATACTTGTCCGCCTGCAACGCGTCAATCGTTCGCGCCTGGTTGGCATTGAGCGCCATCAGGTAGAGGGCTTTGTCGCGCAGCTGCTTGCTGGTGAGGCCCTTCAAGATCGCCTTGGCAAGCGGGTCGTCGGCTCCTTCATCTGGCGCAGCCGCCCCAGCCGACTGGGAGGGGTGGAGGTAGAGGGGCTCGACCAGGTAGCCCAAGTACTCAGCAAGCGCGGCCCGCTCCTTTACTGAGGTCAGTTCACCGCTCAGGAACTCATTGACGTAGACGATTCGCCACGCGGTCGGCTCCGCTCCTTCCGGCTGTGAGGGGGCGGCACGACGGGCGAATAGCTCTTCTGTGCCGTAAGTCAGCATCTGAGATTCGTATTCTTCGTGCCATTGCCTGACGATCTCAGCGGCTTGCGCTTCGCCATGAACCACGCGGCTTCGCTGGAACACTCGCCCCTTTTCGTTGTCTCGTTTGACGGCGGTCCATCCGATCGACTTGAATTCTTCGGTCATGGCTGTCCTTCCTGGGATGGGGTGGGGAGGGCGCGACGTGCTGCCTTCTCGGCCTTGCGCTTGTCAACGGCTTGATTCCATGCGCGCTGCTCGTCGCTCAGGCCCGGGTAGTCGGTCCGGGTGTTGACCTTGCCGCGATGGGGCTTGTTCACGGGGAACTCGCTCAGCGAAGGCAGGCGCAGCGGCGCTTCGTTGAGGCAGACGACTTCCAGGTCAGGGTGATCAAGCAGAAGAAGCGCCGCGATCTCGCTGGCCCGGCTCGCGCCGGCTCCGATGATTCCGATGCGGGTCACGGCGTCTCTCCTTCCGGCTCGGATGGCAGGGTGGCGGCCCAGCCTTCGGGCGTGATCTCGAAGTACTTGCACCGCAGGAATCCACGCCCCGCCCAATCGATCAGCGTTTCGTAATCGGTCGTGGTTTGACCGTCGCTCTCTAATTCCGCCAAGGTTTCGCCGAGGTGCGACCGCTCGTCGTCGTCCAGGCTCGGCTGTGCCGGTATCGGAGCTACCTCCCACTGCCCGGAGCCTTGGCACGATTCGCAGCGGTCGCGCTCGGGCGGCTGAAACGCGCCCTGATAGGCGGCCTCACCCACCTCGCCGCAGCCGCCGCAGTCCTCGCACGGCATTGTCACGGTCGCGGCCGGTGTCGGAGCTACCGGGGCGGGGGCGGCGCCATTGAACAATCGAAGCGCGCGGTTGTAGCCGATCAGCAGCCGCCCCGCGATGTCGCTGGCCGAGCAGGGAGTGAGGCCCGCTTTGATCCAGTCTGCCGCACCTTGCAGCGGGTCCAGCTCCAGGGCTGGAGCTACCTGCGGGGAGGCAAGAGCAGCACGGGCCTTCCAGCCAGCGTAGAACTTCTCCCATTCGCCGGGCTCGTTGCTGAAGCGGTCGGGATAGCCGAAAGCCTTGAGCGCGACATTGCGCTCCTCCATGACCGTCAGCGCGGCGGGGCTGGCCTCTCGGGATGCGAGAGCGGCTGCACAAGCCCTCCAGGCGAACCATGCCTCTTGCGTCTCCCTTAGCGCATAGAAGTTGCCATAGCTGCATTTGATGGCATGAGGAAAACGCCCTTCATCTGACCACCAACGCTCAAACTGAGCGCGCGTGTCGGCCGGCAGGGCTCCACTGGCGGGGGAGGTGGTCATTTCGCTTCTCCTTTGCGTGCAAGTTCAATACATGCTCTCAGCCATTTCGCACCGCCCATCTTGAGCAGGGTTGCCTTATCCTCGGGGGACAGGCGGATGTAGTAGCCGACACCGGCACGGGTGGGCTTGATAGCGGGGGGGATCATTGATTCTCCGGTTGGGCTGTCGATGGCTCAATCATATACGTTTGTATCGCCAGCGCCATTGATCTTTTCTATGACTCACCCAAGGCCGTTAGGACGCCCGGTGTGGGAAGTTCGGGAAGAACATCAGCGCGTCATCAGGCGAACCCTTGTACTGCTGGCTGTGCTTGTCGAACCAGAGGAAAATGGTCGGTTCGTCTTCCCCGTTGCGCTGCTTCCGGCACAGAAGGGCGGCGTCGTGTTCTTTGAGCTTTTGGGAGTTCGGCCCTTTGGCCTTGATGTCGTCTTCCTTGGCCTTGTTGCGCCAGACCATCATCACGTTGTCCACCAGATCGGTAATCGCGCCTGAGCCCTTGTTGTCGTACTTGTCCGGTACGTGGTTCTCGTTCGCTGGCTTGCGGATGTGGTGGATAAGATGGACGTGTACTTGATTGTCACGAGCCAAGGCGGTCAGCTCGTCAACAAACTCCTTCTGCCCGTTGTAGTCGTCCTCTCCACGAACACACTTCATAAGGCTGTCGATCATGATGTGCGTGATACCCAGTTCCTTCGCGCAGTAGCGGGACATGCCGATGACCTTCGCGGCATCGACCGTGCCTTGCTGGTCGTACAGCCAAAGCCTGCGGTCGGTCCATTCTCCAAACTCCTGATACAGAGCCTCTAGGGCCGCGATTCCCTCGTCATGTTGGAACAGCGCGTCAAAAGGGTTCTCTTGGGAGTACATCCGCGCCAGGCGCTGCATGGTGGTTTTGGGCTTCATCTCGAAGCTGGCAATAACGCCCTTTTCGCCTTGGCCCATCAAGGAAAGCATCACCTGGGAGGCCATCTGGGTTTTCCCATGGCCGTTCTGCCCTGCCCATAGCGTCACCTCACCGGGCCGGAACCGGAAAACGTCCCTCGCCTTTTCCCACGGCAGATAGACCCTCTTACTCTTGTCTGGGTGGCGCAGATCGTGCTTGAGTTCCTGCATCCACAGACTCGCGGGCTTGACGTTCGTTGCCGCGTCCGTCTCCTTGAGGTACTGACTGAAGTCGATCGAATCGTTAAGCAGTTCCAAGATGCCTCCAGATGCGGCGCATCACCGCTTCATGACCCGTAGAAACGCCGATCACGCCTTGATGGCATGCAACCCCTATGGCCCGCGGCTTCGCGGCTTCCAGAGCGTCTAGCGTCCTGCCAAGCAGGTATTCACTGCCTGACAGGTCGAACACGTCCACATGAAGGCCATGCACGGCTCGCCAATCTGGTGGAAAAGCACCATGTTGGATGTGGATGCAATCGGGAAGGTCGCGCAGCCTTGCGGGGACTTGGCCTATGACGACCCAGACAGCAGGAGGAACTTTGCCCGTTTCCCGGCGCAGCTTGAGAAGGTTTTCCAGGCTCATCACAGTGCCCCCGCCCAGATGTCCATCGTTCGCGTGTCCCCGTCTTCGTCTTCCCACCGCTTGCCGTTGATCCACGTTGCAGCGTTGGGGACGTACTTGCCTGCTTCCTTGATCCAGTCTTGCGACTGGCTTTGTTTGGCAAGAGCGTCCATGACCATCGGGTGAATCTCTGCCGGAACCTTGGCCCATGCCTTTCGGGCTGTCTCTTTGTCTTTCTTCTTCGGGTATGCCTGCCAGAAGTTATCGAACCCTGCCGAGACAGCCCCCTTGGGGGCCTTGGGGGGTGTCTTTGCTTCTGCTTCTGCCTTTGCTTCTGCTATAGGTTGACTCGGTTGAGTGTGTTGAGTGGTTTGAGTTTGCGCGTCTTCGGCTTGAGCCTTGTTGCGCTTGTGCCAGTACTCACGGTGATACTCGCGCCGGTCTTCCTCTCGCTTGAGGGACCGATAGTGCTTGTAGTTGACGATGCGCCAGCCCCACGAGCGGCCTTCGCTGACTGGGAGGATACGCTTCCCGTTCTCCGTGGGAGTCCTGCTTTCAGGATCGTCTTGCAGAAGCACAGCAATTCCCTTCTCGATGATCTCAAGCGGAATCGTTGTGCGGCGAGCAATGGCGCCTGCTGTCATGTCCACAGTCCCTTCCTGATCGGCCAGCACAAGAAGTTGCTGAAACGTCACGAGAGCTTCCCACGGGCCGCGAGTGCAGAGCGTGCCGTCATAGATTTGGGAGAACACCTTGGCGTACATGTTGGTCCTGTTGAGTTTGTTGAGGCTCAACTATATCAACAGGACTTAACTCAGTCAACATCGCTCATGCCAAGCAGTCAGTCAACAGGAGGAGAATCACAAGAGCCGGCCTTGTCCAAGCTTTTCAAGCTCCTCGTGGCTTGGCTCTGTATGTCCTCTACGAACAGGCCTCACGGCCTGCGGCCGGAAGTGTGCGCGCATTGCCTTGAGCCACGCCTTGTAGGCCCAGCCCGCGCGATGAGCCCAAGGGTAGTTCTTGCGGCAGTGTTTCTCCAGCTCGGCCTTGGTCATCTCAGGATGCGCCTTGGCTTGTGCGACTATCCAAGCCGCGCTATCTTCTGTCCAACTAGTCATCTTGTTTCTCCGGTGAATGGATGCACCGCTTCAGCGCATCCCGTCTATCGTTATCAGCCTGCATCTTCGCCCTGGGGATGATGGTGAAGGCTGCGGCCTGTCTTTCGACAGGGACCAGGCCCTTGTAGGCATAGCGGCGCTTCTTTGAGGGCGGGATGGTGATGCCGGACTTCCAGCCTTTGTCGAACGGCGTCATAGGGGTAATCCGATCTGCTCTTGCTTGGGTTGCTCGGCGGCGAACAGTTGGCCTTGCTTGTAGGCTTGTTCAATTCGGCGGCAGGCGATGTCGAAGTAATTGGGTTCGCGCTCGATGCCGATGAACTTCCGGCCTAGTTGCAGGGCTGCAACTCCTGTTGTGCCGCTACCCATAAAGGGATCAAGAATCGAGCCGGGCTCGCCAGCGTGCTTGATACACCACACCATAAGAGCCAACGGCTTTTGGCTTGGATGCTCCTTGCCCATGCTGCTGTATGCCTGTACCTGGGACATGCGCCACGTACGGGCGTTTTTGTCCATGTTCGTCCAGGCTAGCTCAAAATGAGCGGTTGAGTACCACTCCTCTGGCTGGCACTTGTCCCAAGACAGCCAGCAGCGCGACGGTGGAAGGGTGTAGTAGTTCCCGCCCCAAACAATGCTCACATCACCATGCTTGATGGCCTCATCGATCGCCGGCTGGCTAGTCATTTTGTCCCATGCCTGGACACCCCAAGAGAGTCCATGAAGCGCAGCGCGCGCTTTTCCAGTGCCGATGCCGTAGGGCGGATCTGTAATCACCGCATCGACCTTGCCCAGCGTTGGCAGCACTTCCATGCAATCCCCCATGTACAACGTGGCATCGCCAATCGTTTCGACTCTCATCATTCGCCCTCCGCAAACGGATCACAGACCACACAAAGCCACGCCAGAGCCACGATCAGGACGGTGAAGTAGCAGAGCCCTTCGAGGAGGTGGGAGACGTTCACAGGGGCCTCCGACGATATTGGAAGTCGTGATACCAGCTTGGGTGACCTAGGCAGTCCTTCCAATCGATGAACGAGGGGCCTTTGGCCTCCCACCGCTCCCAAGCCTTATCCGTTTCTGCCATGTCCTTCGCATACTCAGCAGCACTTGCAGCGTGGGGGTGGGGGGTGACGGCAGGGCGGCGACGCCACTGAATCCAAGGCTCCCAAGTCGGAGCACAGCGCTCAACAGGTCTCCAGATGCCGTTTGAACCAGCATGCTCCCATCGATCCCAAGGCGTCTCACTCTCGGCTGCATCCTTGGCAAACTCTGCCATCAAGGCTGCATGGGGGTGGCCCTTGGCGGGCTCGATGTAGTCGGAGACGAGGTCGGCGGGGCAATCTCGGCCGAAACTAGAGCACTTCCCTGTGCTTGTGTAGCCGTTTTCGCCTGAAGGCAAGATGAACAAGCCGCCTTCAATCTTGGAGACGACGTCGGCTTTGCCATCCCGACGAACATACTTCTTGTCGGCAACAATGGGCAAGGTGAGTTTGGACATTAGATGGCACTCCGATAGAAGGTAAGAACAAGAGCCGCCAGAGCGGCAGTAAGGGTGACAAGGAGGAAGGGGATGATGCTCATTTGGGCTCCGATGGTGGAAACGAGGTTGGGAATACTTCGCGCTTGATCTCAGGGCAAGCGATGGGCTCGGCAGGGGTGCGGTTGGCGTACTCTTTCCTGATGATGCAGCCAGCGCAGTAGACGTAGAACCGGGTCTTGTCGTTGTTCCGGCAAGCCAGGCAACGCGGCTCGAAGGTCATGATTCAGCCCAGAGGCTCGAACTGGAGGCGCAGGGAGGCAAGCTCTACCTCTGCTACCACCTTGGCCTCTTGCAAGGCTTGGAGGCGCTTCTGAGCCGCCTTGATTGCCGAAGCATGGGCGGTCAGCAGGCCAAACAGCGTCTGGCGGTGGACGTTGGCGACTTTGCCGTTGAGGATGTGACTCACAGCAGCCGGCGTGATCTTGGCTTGCTTGGCGACTTGTCTTCGGGTGTAGCCGTTCGCCATGAGGTCGATGATGATTGAGCGTGCGTCCATGTGGATTCCTTGGTTGGTGAGCCTTGATTGTGCCATGGATAAGTAATGAATGCGCAAGGATTCCCGACTGACTCGCGTGGTTGATTGATAAATACTTGTTGCAATCGATCTGCCGCAGACATAAGATAGCGGCACACCACAACCAACCCTGAGAGCAGAGATGATCCAGACCAAAGAGCACTACGAACTGATCGCTCAGTTTGATCTGCAGTTCAAGAGCCGCAGGCTTGACAAGGAGGAGGACAAGTCGCTTTGGGCAAAAGGCTTTGTCTACCAAGACGGTCAGGTCAACGATCTGTTCCTAGTGTTTCGGCAGGGCTACTCGTTTGGGCGGTTTACTGAGCGGATGGAATCGGCCTGACAGCCCCCAGCGTGTGCCCGTCGCAGCGGGCATTCATGGAGTCTGTCAACAACCAACCCGGAGAGTCACATGGAAAATCCCGAAGTCGAAGCATTCGACAGCGCAGACCGCGCCGCCGCAGAGACTGCGATGCCTGCAATGGAGGTCATTCGCAAGATGGCCCGAGTTCAGCCCAACGAGCGCACCTGTGCGTTCCTCATCAACGAGATCCGCTATATGGTGGACAACTGCAACTGGAAGCACACGGAGCATGCGGTGAGCGTGTCGGACCTGCTGTCTAGCGCGGTATACATCCTAGAAAACACATCGGACGAAAAAATCCGCGAGGGGCTCTAAGTGAAGCGAGATTTCCGCACGTACCCCGGCGACTGGCTCAAGACGCCCCGCAAGATGCACGATGCCGCCCGTTCCGGCTGTGCCGTCGAGCAGTTCCACAAGGCACAGAACAGGGTCATCGAGAGGGCGGCTGGTCTGGCAGTGGCTATCGGTTTCATCGCAGCCGTTGGGCTGTATTTCTGGAGTTGATCATGGATGACAAGCAAGTGGCCGGCAGTGCCCCGCTGGCGGCCAAAGACGCACTTTTGGATGCGGCAGCTGCACTAGCTGGTGCTGCATCCGCCTATCGGGCTTATGCAAAGCGCCATGCATCGCAGGGAAAAGGCGAGACTGACCCGTTCTTCAGCACGCGAATCTCCGACATGGATAAGGCGGTTGAAAGAGCCCGCGCTGCTCTTGCCTCCCCGCAGGCAGAGGCGACACCGGCACAGCCGATCATGAGCGCAGCGCAGTACGAAGAATTGTTTTTCGCGCTGCGTGGCGCTGGCTGCACGTTCAGAGACGCGACCGGGGTGATTGATCGGATCAGGGAAATCCTTGGACTTGCTCGGATGCCAGCCGAAACGGAAGGAGGCTAATCATGGACAGCAGATTCCCCGCTCCCGAGGCTCACAACATCGTCAACGGCGTGAAGAACGCTCTTTGTCTGTACGTCTACCTTGCTGCGGCTGCTTTTGCTGTGGCTCTGATGATGGGATGGCTTTCATGAACCACGACGACACCGCAGCCTTTCTCCAGATGGAGTACGACGAAACCGTCGCCCATCACGGAGCAACGCACTTTCAGGCATGGGTCGCTGAGCAAGAGGCCCGCCGATATTTCAACCCAACGGAGAACGAAGAATCATGACCGTCTACAAAGCAATCAACGCCATCCAAGCTGCGCTGTCCAAGGAGGGCATCAGCAAGAACCACCGAAACACCCAAGGGGCTGGCTACAACTTCCGGGGCATCGATGACGTTTACAACGCCTTGTCCCCCCTGCTGGCCGAGCATGGCCTGTGCATCCTGCCTCGCATGGTGTCGCGTGAATGCGTGGAGCGTTCGTCCAAGTCTGGCGGCGCGCTGTTCTACGTGACGGTCGAGGCAGAGTTTGACTTTGTGTGTGCTGAGGATGGCAGCAAGCACACCGTCAAGACGTTTGGAGAGGCGATGGACAGCGGCGACAAGGCCACGAACAAGGCCATGAGCGCTGCATACAAGTACGCCGCCTTCCAGGCCTTCGCCATTCCCACGGAGGGAGATAACGACGCGGACGCCCAGACGCATGAGGTCGCCCCGCGCAGCATCACGGAAGACCCGCGCCGTGCTGCATTCCTTGCAGACACGAAAGCTGCCATCGACGGTGCGTCTAACGTGGGCGAACTGAAGCGCATCATTGAAGAAACCACCGAGCGCGCGCACGGCTTGGGCGACGCCGACGCGGTCCGTCAGATCCTTGCTTGGTCTGATGCCAAGGCAGCCAAGGCGAAGCGACCCGATGCTGCCTGACCTCACAGACGAGACCCGCCTAGCCAAGATCGGCCGTATGACGGTCTTGCGCAAGGCGAGGCGGGATGTGGCGATGAAGATCAGGGATCTCATCGTGCCCATGCTGAACTCGATGGAGAACGGCGGCATGTCGTGGCAGATCGACGGGCTGGTTGGCCTTGTCGATGAACTCAACCAACTCAACAAACTGATAGCGGAGCAACCAAAGTGACACTCGTCAAAGACCTACTCATCATCATGGCCGACGGCAAGCGCCGCACCAAGCATGATGTTGCTAAAGAGATGGGCCTGTCCCCCGAGGAGGCGCATCGTGTACTCAGAACGGCCATGAGCGGATCGAACATCCAGTCTCACCAAGTGCCGGTGTACTACACGATCACCGAACACGGCCAGGCAGAAGCCGTCCGCCGGCCGCTCAAACAGCAGACGCTGGAGCGCAAGGCAAGGGAGCGCCGGGAGCGGGCGATTCGTGCGGCCGAGGCGGCAGAGCGCAAGAAAGAGGAGGCCGAGCGGGCATCGCAGGCGGGGAGCATCACCTACCGGGCCAAGACCGGGCAAATTGCAAACAGCGTCTTTAGCTGGGGGCAGGCATGACTGCCAAGACGTATCACATCAGGAAAATCTCTGACCTTCAGAGCGTTCCAGCGGAACGGCGAGAAGATTGTGTACGCGAGATCCTCTACTGCATTGCGCTCACCGAGCTGGCGGGCGTGCTTATGACGGGCGGAGTCGCATGGACCGATGACGGGGATCGCTCGGCCTCCCTCTATAAAGCAGATGGGAAACCTTTTTTGACCATGCGGGTAAAAAGCACGGAGCAAGAGGAATGAGCCATGAACCAAGAGTCATTGGAATACGAGCTGAACCATCTGCTCAACCTGAGTGCGGCGCCCTATCGGGCGTGCTGGGTGGAGTACGTGACTGTCAAGGCAAAGCTGCTTGCCAAGCACTATCCCGAAGAGTACTCAACGCTCCCTGCCCTGCTGAAAGCAGCCCTCAACCCGCCACTATGCGACAAGGACACTCCTACGACTGGCGAGGGCTCAAAGTGATTGCCTTGCAGAACGGAGCAGAGGGGGTGGTTGGGGTGATCCTCGACGGCTGGTTCTCGGATCGGCGCTATGTGCGGGCGAAGGATCTGGTTGCGCTGCCGATGCAGTATTACGGGGGGCGCGTGCCATGACTGACTCATTCCGAGCCACACTTTTCAACCCCACACAGGGCTACCAACGCATTCTGGAGGCATGGGCCATGGCTAAGGCGCTGATGATTGCAGGACACCGGGTAACGCTTGTCCTGCGCACGGAGACGCGGTCTGATGCACAAAATCGCAGGTACTGGGGGAAAGGGGTACTCCATCAGATTGCGGAGCAGGCGACCGACGAAGACGGAAGGAAGTATCCGGCTGCGGCATGGCACGCCTACGCGAAGAAGAAGTTCCTCGGGGTGATTGAACTGCCTGACGGTTCTCTTGAGGGCGAAAGCACCACGAACCTGACGAAAGCTCAGTTCTCCGACTTCTGTACTCAGGTTGAGGCATGGGCTTCAACGGAACTGGGTGTTCACTTTGACCAACTGGAGGAATCATGAGGAAGGTCGTAGGTTTTTTTGTTTCCGCCTTAGCTGCGGTTCCGATCATTATCTGGCTGATGCCCCCTTGGTATGCCAGCGTTTCGATCGCCTTTGCAGCCTCCATGCTCTCAGATGTATGGATGGCCACTTGGTGGTGCGATTGAAGCCCAAGAAGTGCAAGGGCTGCGGCTCTCCCTTCCAGCCGGTACGACCGCTCCAGGTGGCTTGTAGCCCCATGTGCGGCCTACAGGTAGGGAGAGCCAAGCAGGAGAAAGCCAAGGAGCAGGCAAAGAAGGCAGAGAGGGCGAAGGACAAGGCCAGGCTTAGGGCCATAGAGCCGTTGTCCGCCTATGCTGACCGGGCACAGCATGCGGTGAACGCCTACGTAAGGCTGCGCGACCGCCATCTGGGTTGCTGCTCCTGCGACAAGGGACCGAACTGGGATGGGCAATGGCATGCCAGTCATCTGCGGAGTGTAGGAGCGGCCTCCAGCGTGCGCTACAACCTCTGGAACATTGCCAAGGGATGCTCGCAGTGCAACAACCACCTGAGCGGCAATCTGGCTGTCTACCTGCCCCGTGCGAGGGAGCGATGGGGCGATGAGCGAATCGACTGGCTGTACGCGCAGAACCAGCCACGCCGGTATACGCGGGAGTATCTGGAGAGGATGCGGGCAGTGTTTGCCAAGAAGCTCCGAAGACTTGAAAGACGCACAAGAAAGAGTTGACAGCGCTACATGTTGCGCTACACTAGAGGCTCACCAACACACCGGAGACTCTAGATGGACAAAGAGGACAAGGTAGCGCTTTTGCAAGAAATGACGGGATGCACAAAGGCCGTGGCCCGTGAAGCGCTAAGAACGCACGCATGGATGCTTGCCGACGCTTTCGACTACCTGACGTGCGACTGACGATGGCTCGCCCCAAGCCCCCAAGCCCTCTTAAGCCCTCGGCCATCCGCCTAACCGCAGAAGACTGGGCCAAGTTCCGTGAGCGTGGAGGTGTGGTATGGCTGCGCCGCGTGCTTCAGCGACCTGTGCGCCAGCGAGTCGCCCGCCAACAAGCGATAGCCGACTGCAAGGCCGCATGCGCTAGTCAGTTAACTATGACGATGCCTGCCACCGTGGAAGACGTGATCCGCAACAGGACGGTAGGGGACTGCCTTGCCGCTATCGACATCATCGCTACCGGAGAACACCATGGCAAAGACTGACAGCACGAAGCTGAAATGGCGCGTTCAGTGGCGAATCACGCGCGAGAACAAGTGGGTGAATGCCGGCTTGTTCGAGACGCGCGAGGATGCGAGGTACGAGGCGGCTTGTCTGCGTGACGGCTACGTCAATGACGACGGACTGCATGACGGCGTTGGCTTCGGGAACGCAAGGGTGATCCGTGTGGAGAAGAAGCCATGACCGAAATATCAAAATGCAAGTCATGCGGATACGTCGGCCCTTGGAAAGCGTGTTGCGGCCGGATGAACCTCGATGCCGCTACTGCTGATGAGGCATGGCAAGCTTCCCGTAAGCAAGCGCTAGTCGATGCCCGACAAGAGTGCAGGAAGTTTCTTGAGTCTGGGCCAAGCGCCAGCATGGACGACGTGCTGAAGAATACGGCTGTGCGTTTTTGCGCGGCTGCAATCGATGCCCTCGCTACCCCTGAAGGAGAACAAGGATGACTGACCAGGAGAGATTTGAGGATTGGATCGTCAAGGAAGATAGCGAGGAAGCCATACGAAAAGACGAACAAGGTGTCTATGGTTACTGGGACACAAGGCAGAGTTTTGCTGCATGGCGAGAATCACGCAAGCGAGCGTTGGAAGACGTTTTGGTGCTCTTGAAGGCAGAGCAAGCGCATGGCGGCGGTTGGGTCGAGCACTGGCCTTCTGCTGAAATGTACCGAGAGGGCGCCGAGGCGTGTGTTGCTCACGTTGAGCGCTTGCTATCCTGCCTCCCCTCTCCAAGACAAGAGGTGACGGCATGAAAAGAAGCATGGACAGGTCCGAGTCGCACTTGCGCACATGGCAGGCCCCAAAAGTGAAGCGCGAACCCTTGCGCCTGCTCTCCGAGATGGCTGAAGAGTTCGGGGTGACGCCGCTGTCGCTGGGGCAGCGGCTAGGGCAGAGGAATGGCCCCCGGCCTGAGATCGGCAAGAACTCAAGGGTAGGGCTCAAAAGCTACTACAGGCCCTCCGAGGTTCGGAAGTGGTGGAAGGAGGTTGGATCGCTATGACCCTCATCACCATCGTTATCGCCGTAGTCCTCCTCTACCTGCTGTGGGGAGACTGAGATGGGGAAAATGACACAAAGAAGGAGCGCACGCATGGAGCATCTGGTTGGCAAGCGCATCGCTCAACTGTGGGTAAATGCGGACGAGAGCGAATTGCTTTTCATCCATCCTGACGGCAGCATGACCGCCTATCAGACGTGGGGTGACTGCTGCTCTGAGACTTGGTTCGCCGACATCACTGGATATGCTGCACTGATCAACGCAACCGTCATCACGGCCGAGGATGTTGAGATGGCTGATATCGACGACGAGCGATCAAGGCAAGAGCATGACTCTTGCTACGGCGTGAAACTGACCACGGACAAGGGCTACGTAGACATCGTCTACCGCAACAGCAGCAATGGGTACTACGGTGGCGACATTGGCCCTCTGCCTGTCGGCCCCGACTTCGATGCTTCAAGGTTTCGCCAGATCACTGACGACTGGTTGGCTTGATTATTGTTCTTTATTCCCTGAGCGATAATCTCTTGACCTCCAACGCTCAGGTTGACACGCACGTTGCCCGTTGGGTACTCTCTCAGTAAGCGATTGCTACGCACATTCTCAGGGAGCCCCTATGGCATTCACATCCGCAGGCCAAAGCATACGACTGGCCGTCTCATCTGCCGGTGAGCGAACCAACGTCATGCAATCCTCGCCTCAGTGCCGGGTCTACAACGAAGGTCCAGGGGCCGCGATGATCCGCTACGGGGTAGGGGACGTGAATGCTTCGGATGACGACCTGATGATCCCTCCGGGTCTGGTCGAGGTCCATACGAAGTACAACAACACTGTCCTAGCGGCCAAGTGCGCCCCTGGTGAATCGACTGTGCTTCGCATCATCGCTGGGAGTGGTGACTGATGAGCCGCGCATTCGTTGCCCGGCCGGCGAACATGGGTTCACTGCTGTCCAACGTCGCTCCGGTGACCGAGGGCGTGAGTGCTTCGCCTGGTGCGATGGATCTTGCGTCTCGCTCGGATCACGTCCATCGGCGTCTGACCAGTTCCACGGCCGGCGTCACAAACGGGACAGGGGAGGCAACGGTGGTCTTCACCCGAACATTCGCTCAAGAGCCCGGCATCACGCTCATGCCCCGCGAGTTGGTAGACGGTGGGGCCATTGCCTCCAAGGTCAAGAACTGGACCCAAGACGCACAGGGCAACTACACTGGGGCGGTCGTCAAGTTCTACCGCATCCAGGCACTGCCTGCAGTCCTCACGCTGCTCTCGGGCCTCATCAATTTCCGCGTCGATGCAGGAACGGTCGGCGCACTTCCCTTCACCTGTATCGCGGTAGAGCGCAGCGGGTGAGCCCACATCGCCGGACAAGCATCAGCCCCGGCCAACGGAACGAACAAGCCGAAAGGCACTCGAAGCAGAGATGAAGAACCCTGACCCGCACCCGATGACGAAAGAGCAGGCATGGAGGCTTGCCGCTGACGTGATGGCGCTTGAGCCGAAGCCGAGCCTGTTCGCACGCATCCGTGTGTGGTTCGTCAACCTCCTCAACGGCTGGCGCATGCGGGGTGAGGCATGAGCGCCCTAGACGACAGCAAATGGGATAGCTTCAAGCAGGCAGAAGGCTCGATGCGTCAGCTTTGCGAGGACATCGCAGGCGGGGAGAGCTTGGCTGCATTCGCTCGACGGATGGGGTTTCCGTACACCACGATCTTGGGTTGGATCGATGCGGATGAGATCAGAGCCGAGAAGTACGCGCGTGCGCGCGAGGCCCGTGCTGATTTTATCTTCGACCAGCTTGACGAGGTGAGCGACCAAGCGGTGAGCGCTGAGACTGCGGTTGAGGTGGCTGGTCTGCGCTTGAAGGCCGACAACATCAAGTGGAAGCTGGCTCGGATGGCGCCCAAGAAGTACGGCGACAAGGTCGAGCAGATTCATTCGGGCGCGATCGACCAGAACCTGTCTGTAACCTTTGTGGGGTCGTGATGTGGTCGGCACTTGTTAACACCTCTGCTTTACACGGCATGCGCTGGGCAGGAGTTCCGATTGCAATCGCTGGGGTGTTGCTAGGCTTCCTGTCGGCTTGGCTGGTGAATCGCATGCATGCTAAGTGGCCCAGAGGATCTTTCTTTTTAGCCTTTGCGATCATGGTTGGCGGAGCTTTCGGTCTTGCTGCTTTGAGTGTTTACCTCCGATGAACATCCAAATCCCCGCCAAGCTGCAACGCCTGTTCCAGCCCAACCGTCGCAAGGTAGCGCACGGCGGGCGGGGCTCTGGCAAGTCGTGGGGGTTCGCCCGGGCTCTGCTAGTGCTGGGGGCACAGAGGCCTCTCCGCATTCTCTGCGCACGTGAGGTGCAGAAGTCCATCAAAGACTCCGTCCACCGTCTGTTGGGCGACCAGATACAGGCGATGGGGCTGGGCCAGTTCTACGAGGTGCTGGACACTGAGATCAGGGGCAGGAATGGCACTTTGTTCCTGTTCGCTGGCTTGGCCTCGCACACCGTTGAGTCGATCAAGTCCTTCGAGGGATGCGACATTGTGTGGGCAGAGGAAGCCCAAACCGTCACCAAACGCTCTTGGGACGTGCTCACTCCTACCATCCGCAAGGCGGGCTCCGAGATATGGGTGACGTTCAACCCGGACATGGAGACGGATGAGACGTATCAGCGGTTCGTCGTCCATGCTGCGCCCGAGGATTTCGTCGTGCAGATGAACTTCGACAGCAACCCGTGGTTCGGCCCTGAACTGGAGATGGAGCGGCAGGACACCCTGCGCCGAGACCCCGACAACTACGCGAACATCTGGGGCGGTGTGCCTAAACGCGTCGCTGCCGGTGCAATCTACCGCCACGAGGTCGAGCGGCTGTACGAGGAGAACCGCGTCCGTGCCGTGCCCTACGATCCCCTGCTCAAGGTTCACACCGTCTGGGACTTGGGATGGAACGACGCCATGACCATCGGCTGTTGGCAGAGGTCAGGCGCAGAGGTCCGTTGCATCAACTACATCGAGGACTCGCACCGCACGCTTGACTCGTATGTCGCAGAGCTTGAGAAGAACCCCTACCGCTGGGGAACGGACTTCATCCCTCACGATGGCAGGGCAAGGAACATCCAGACGGGCAAATCAACCGAGGAGGCCCTGAAGGCGATGGGTCGAAACGTCGTCGTCCTGCCCCAGCTTGACATCGAGGAAGGCATAAAAGCCGCCCGTATGATGTTTCCTCGGGTATATTTCGACCTTGACAAAACCGGCCGGCTGCTGGAATGCCTGAAAAGGTATCAACGGTCGATCAATCAGCAAACACGGGAGCCCGGGGCGCCTTTGCATGACGAGTTCTCACACGGAGCCGACATGTTCAGGTACGCCGGGATGGCTGTAGAGGAGATGGGCAACACCCCACCGATGAAGCCTATCGTTTATCCGAAGAGGATGTTGGCCTGAGTATGTCGTGGACCTGTCGCCCTAGGAGTGAGCCCTATACATCCGCCGGCATCCGGCGTGTAGGCTGCGTGCGCTGTGCAGCGCCTGCGGTTCACCAGTGGCAGGTTTGCGCGGATAAGAACAGGTACCGGGCGCTTTGCCTTGAATGCGATATCGAGCTAAACAGCCTTGTCCTACAATGGGCAAATGATCCGAACGCTACCGCGAAGTGCTTGGCTTACGAAGCCGAGCAGCGGGGCGGAGGTTGACCCCCTGCACCGATTCTGTCAGGTGCTTGCGGCCTACGGGTGTAGGTTGCCAAACCCGGCCACAGGCCAGAAGGAGCTAGAACCATGACTGCACCGACCGCAAAGCAAGTTTCCGCCGCAGAAAAGGGGCTCCAAGCCCTTGCCGCTGCATCTCTCGCCGCTGAAGACCCGCCCGGTCGCTCGGAGGTCCACACCTACGCTGACGGCACCCAGGTTGTCGGCGTTCCGCCCTTCCCGGCCAAGTCGCCCAAGGAAGTCGCGGACGAGGAAGCCCGCACAGCTGCTACGATGTTCGTCCCGCACGGCATGAAGCAATCGGGCGTGAACACCTCGGACCTCGTCGTCTCGGGCATGACCCCCGAGCGTGCCAAGTGGATGGCCGAGCAGCAACTGACGGCTGACGTGCTGTCGGGCAAAGACCCGCACACCCCGAACCCCACGACCGCCAGTGACAAGCCTGTCCTCGCCGGCACCGGCAACGTCATCACCGCTGGCGACGTGGAGAGCAAGGCCGTCCTGTCCCCCTCGGACCCGGAAGACCTGAAGAAGGTCGCCGACAAGATCGAGCCCAAGGGCAACATCAAGGCCAGCGACGAGCAGAAGGAAGGCGCCGCCGTCCAAGTGATCCGCGAGACGGGTGGCCCGGTGGTTGTGGACACCAAGAAGGGCAAGTGATGGACCGCTACTCAAGCGCCAGGCCCATGTCGGCCGGCAAGATCATTGCGATCGGCAGTGCCACGGCTGGCTTGGTTCCCCTGACGCTTGAGGGTGGCGAGGTCGTCGATGTGCCGCAGGCATTCGTCACCCAGTACGCGCCCCAAGTGGGTGGCTACTACGTGGCGTACGAGAACGGCCACAAGATGGCCTCGACCGCCGCGTTCTTCGAATCCCATCACACGAAGCTCTGACGCATGGCTAAGATGGACGAGGACACCCTGCTTCAGATCCTCCAAGCACAGGAGAGTCTGAGCAGCCAGTTCGTGATGGGCACGCTGGCGCACGAGCGCCGCGAATCACAACGGGAGTTCTACCGCGCCCCCTATGGGAACGAGGAGGACGGGTGGTCGTCTATCGTCACGTCCGAGACGCAGGACACCGTCGAGTGGATCTTGCCCGATCTGCTCGATATGTTCCTCTCCACGGAGGATGCGGTCGTCTTCGACCCGACCGAGGAAGCCGACGCGAAGGGGGCTGAAGAAGCTACCCAGGCCGTCAACTACGTCTTCCACAAGCAGAACAATGGCTTCCTGACGCTCTACACGGCGTTCAAGGATGCGCTGATCGTGAAGAACTGCGCGATCCACTGGCGCAAGGAAACTGTCCGCAGCCGTCGCAAGATCCGGGTGCAGCAGTGGTCGCCCGAGCAACTGGCGATGACGCTGCAAGAGGACGACGACATTGTCGACGTTGAGCAGGCGCAGCAACCCCTCATAGACCCGACGACAGGGCAGCCGGCCATCGGCTCGGATGGCGCTCCGATGCTCCAGACGCTCATCAGCGGCACCATCAGCCGCCCTGAGGAGCGCCAGCGCATCCGGGTTGAAGCGTTCCAGCCTGACGACCTCCTGATCGCCCGCGACTGGACATCGCCACTGCTGGACGAGTGCCCCTATGTTGCACGGGTGATGGAGGTCACATGGTCCGACCTCAAGGAAATGGGGCTGACCAAGGGCATCGAGGTGCGCGACCTTGCCGCCTCAACCCAGCCATTCATTGGTGAGGCGGACGACATGCGCGAGGGCCGTCGTGGTCTTGCCGATGACGACTTCCGCCGCGACAACGAACTGGAGCGCGATGACGAGTCGCTGACCCGTGGCTATCTGCGCATCGAATGGGTGCTGGTGGACTGGGACGGCGACGGCATCGCAGAGCGCCGGGAAATCTTCCGCCTGCACAGCAAGGTTCTCTCTAATGAGGAGTGCGACGAGGTGCCCATCGCCACGGGCTCGCCCATTCTCGTGCAGCACCGCTGGGACGGCATGAGCATGGTGGAGGTCATGAGCGACCTCCAGAAGCTCAAGACCGAGATGACGCGCGCCGTGGTCAACAATGCCACGCTCGCCAACAACCCGCGCAAGACCCTCCTGCTTGGCTCCAACGGCGAGCCCCTTGCCAACATTGATGACGTGTTGGATGGCAGGCCGGGCGGCATGGTGCGGATACACCGCCCCGATGCTCTAGGTGTCGATGCCACGCCCTTTGTGGGCGGGCAAGCTCTCGGCGTCATGGAGTATTTCGACCAGATGGGCGAGAAACGCACTGGCGTCTCTAAGATGCAGCAGGGCGTCGATCCCAATGCACTGCGGACCGACCGCACGGCTTACGAGGCCGGGCAGTTGAACAACGCGGCGAAGGCTCGAATCAAGCTAATTGCCCGCGTGATGGCCGAGACGGTCGTCAAGCCTGTCTTCCGGGGCATTCTTCGACTGCTCACGTCGGGCGGCATGGACCCGCTGACGTTCCGGATGGGCAAGGAGTTCGTTAAGCTGGACCCGAACGAGTGGCGCGACAGCTACGACATGACGTCGAATGTCGGCCTTGGCACGGGTGACACGGAGAAGCAGATCGCCGCGCTGGACAGCATCGGGCAGACTCAGATGGGAATGGCTCAATCCCCCATGGGTCAGATGTTCGTCACGCCGCAGCAGTTGTTCCAAACGCAGTCGCGCAAGATCAAGCTGCTTGGCTTCAAAAACGTCTCAGATTTCATCACCGATCCTGGACCTGATGCCAAGCTGCCCCAGCCTCCGCCGCCCCCGCCCGATCCCAAGATCCAAGTGGAGCAGATGCGGCTACAGGCCGAGCAGATGCGATTCCAAGCCGAGTCGCAGCAGGAGTTCGCCAAGACCAAGCTGGAAGACGAGCGGAAGCAGCGGGAGTTGCAGGCGCAGAACGAGCTGCAAAGCCGCAACGATGCGCGTGATGCTCAGCGAGCCCTGCTCGAAGCACAATATCGCTCGCAGCTGGACAACGACCGGCTCGCCTTCGACCGTTGGAAGACGGAAATGGACGACCAGCGTGAGCGCTGGAAGACCGAGATCGAAATCGCCGCGCGCATCGAGACGGCCAACATCGCCAGCCAGACCAAGCTGGCCGACGCAGCCACCAAAGCCGCGACTGCCGAAGTCGAACGAGAAGTCAAGGAATAACCATGGCCGTCCCCGCTTTCTACTCTGCTCCGAACAGCAACCCGGCCACGTATGCCGCTGCTGTGACGCCTGGCACGCCACTCAGCAAGCCGGCCCGGTCCTTCTACATCGGCGTCTCGGGCAATCTGGCCCTCACGATGGAGGATGGCACGACCACGACGTTCGCCAATGTCCCGGTGGGCATCTTCCCGGTCAGTGCGGCTCTGGTTGCATCCTCTGGCACCACGGCGACCAACATCGTCGCGTTGTACTGATATGCAAGTCGGCCTCGGCATTTCGATCTCGGCCAAAGGCAGGGACACTGGCGGCACAGCACCGGGGAGCATCACTTGGGACAATGGTGTGTCGTGGGACAACGGCATTACCTGGAGCTAAATCCACATGGCAGCACTTACCACGTCGGACGTTGACGCCGCCGTTCCCACGACGGGCACGGCGCAAGTCTCGCGCTCCCAAGTTAATTCAGTCCTCAAGGGATTGGTGACCGGCGACACAGCGGCTGGCGCAAAGACCTCCGGCGTCGCATACCAGCGCCAAACGTCAATCACGGTCGCTCCTGGAGTCGCCTCAACCGCGCTCTTTGTGGCGAACTACGGCGAGGCCGTCTACACCGATGCCCGCGACCTGCCAACCCCCGCGCACCTCATCGGCGCAATGGGCAAAGCCATCCTGAACGCAACCGGTCGCACGATCGGGCTGGCAATCGGCACAGAGGGCACCATCGAGGTCGCCGCTGGTACTACCGCCACGCTTGCGGCGCCGGGTGTCTTCACGCTCAACGCGAACGCTGGGACGATCACCGAATTCGTTGGCGTAATGTCGCAGATCACGGCCAATGCGGGCACCGTCAGCACGTTCGTGGGGTTGCGTTCGTATGTGCCGAACAACAGCGGCACCATTGGCAGCATCGTTGGACTGGATGTGCCCGACATGGGCGCTCTGACAGGCGTCACGGGCAATCGCTGGGCGGTACGCAACAAGGACCAAAAGTCCATCATCGAGTCTGCTGGCTCGATCATCGACACCTCCCGTCAAGGTCCGGCCACGATGGCAAGTGGCGGCACCTCGGTGCTGGAGAGGGGCAAGACGTTTGTGCTGCTGGCGCCGGCCGCGCAGCTCGCCTCCCACACGCTCTCCTATCCAACCGACGCGCTCGACGGACAGAAGCTCACCTTCCTTTGCTACGGTTTCGGCATTACCGCTCTCTCTCACACTGGCGGCGGAGCATCCTTCTTCGAGGCGCCCGCGAGCCTTGCGAAAGGTCAGACGTTCACCATGCAAAAGATGGACGGCTATGGTGGCTGGGTGAAGGTGGCCTCTTAGGCGAAACATGATGACCGACCAACAAGAATCCGACCTCGCCCTCTATGCGGCTCAAGCCTTGGAAAACCCTGCCTTGCAGGAGGCCCTGAAGCGCATGCGCGAGTCCTGCGAACAGGCCATCCGGGAATGTCCCATTCGGGATGCCGAGGGCTTGCAACTGTACGCTCAGGCGCTCCGCATTACCGTCAGCGTAGAGCGCGTGCTTCGTGGCGTGCTTGAAAGTGGTAAAGCAGCCGATGCGCGCATTAGAATCGACAACGAGCGCAGCGAATCTAAGTTGCGACAGCTTTACAACCGATACGCATAAAGAACCGGGCCGCGCTGCCCTTTTGGCCTCCGTCGAGACGACGTGCCGCTCCAGCCCCTAGCGCCTAGAGGGGTCGGTTAGATGAAAGTAAGAGCCCATCATGCCAATCGACGGACAAGCCTACATGGCCCCGAGCGCGGAAGATGACCTGGCACAGTTTCTGGTCGAGAACGAAGACGCCGACACAGAACAGGAACTCCCTGCCGACGGCGACGAGCCCAGCGACGCGCTGGACAACTCCGACACCGACAACCCAGAGGACGCACCGGCAGAGGATGATGACGAAGGTAGCGATACCGACGACTCTCCCGACAAGCCAGCCACGCCGACAAGCGACCTCAAATTCAAAGTCCCAGTCAAAGGCGAAGACGGGTCCGAATCCATCGTCGAGGTGGATCAAAAGGAGCTGATTGCAGGCTATCAGCGACATTCCGACTACACCCGCAAGACGCAGGAACTCGCACGACAGCGCGAGGAAGTGCAGACGCAGGTGGCGCAGACTGTCGAGGAAGGCCGCAAGTTCTACCTGACTCAGGCACAGATCGCGCAGGCAGCGGTACGGCAGATCGCCGGCCTCCGCAGTCCGCAAGAGATGGCCGTCCTGGCGCAAACCGACCCCGCAGCTTGGGTGCAAGAAAACGCACGCGAGCAGCAGGTGAACGGTTTGATGCAGCAACTCGCGCACACGACTCAGCAAGAGCAGCTGAAGGCGCAGCAAGAGTTGCAGGCAAGGCATTCCCAAGACTTCCAGCGCGCATGGGGTGTTTTGGGGCAGCAAGGCATCGACAAGGTGAAGCTGAAAGGGATTTTCGAGTCCATTTCGACCATCTACGACGTGCCGCAAGACCGTTTCGCCAATCTGTACGACCCCAAGGTTGTATTGATGATGCGTGACGCGGTCGCCTACCAGGAGCTGAAGAAAAAGAGTTCGGAAGTGACCTCGAAGAAGGTTGCGGCTGCACCTCGCCTCCCCCCGCAACGGCAGTCTGTGCCGGTGCAGGAGCGGAAAAACATCGAGGCGGAGAAGCGCTTTCGTTCTGGCACCGCCAGCCTGCGCGACCTCGCCAAGTTCGTCTGACACACTGAATTTGAAGGAGCCACATCATGGCCGTCCCCGCAAACACTTACACCCGCTACACGGCGGGCACCAACGTCCGCGAAGACCTGATCGACAAGATCACGATGACCAACCCCGAAAGCACTCCGGTGACTTCGGCTTTCGGTCGTGCTACTGCGGACAACACCTACACCGAATGGCAACGCGACTCGCTGCGCGCTCCCAACAAGGACAACGCAGCGCTCGACGGTGACGACGCCACGGCCTCGGCCAAGACCCCGCCGCAGCGCGTGGGCAACGTCTGCCAGATCTTCCAAGACACCATCGGCGTGTCGGATCGCGCCGAGCGCGTGAAGAAGGCTGGCATGAAGTCGGCAATGGCGTACAACAAGGCCAAGGCATACAAGGAGCTGCAGCGCGACTTGGAAGCCATGACCGTGTCTGCGAACCCGGCCGTTCTTGGCTCTGGCGCCACTGCATCGAAGTCCGGTGGCCTGGGCGTGCTGCTGTACTCCAACGCCCAGCACGGCGCTGGCGGCTCCACGGTGGCCCACACCTCCGGCGCTCCGACCGTGGCCCCCACGGCTGGCACCCCGCGCGCTTTCACCGAGGCCATCCTGAAGGCCGGCATGCAAGCCGCCTACACGGCCAGCGGCTCGACCCCTGCGGCGATCTACCTGTCGCCCAACCACAAGGGTGTCTTCTCCTCGTTCGTGGGCATTGCGCAGAACCGCACCGAAGTTCGTGGCACCAGCCAGGCCAAGATCATCGGCGGCGCCGACGTGTACGTGGGTGACTTCGGCAACCTCGAAGTCGTCCCGCACTACATCATGGCCGGCTCGACGATGGCCTTCGCCTTGGACCCGGACTACTGCGATGTGGCGTACCTGCGCCCCTACCAGTCGACCGAACTTGGCAAGACCGGCGACAACACGAAGGTTCAAGTCCTGATGGACGCGACCATTCGCGTGACCTCCGAGAACACCCAAGTGAAGTTCTCCGACCTGTCTGGCGGCTAAGCAGCAAACCCGCCCCTAATCCGGGCGGGTTTTTACAGGACAAGACATGAAAGAAAGCGGCTACTCCGAAAACGTCTCCATCGTCGAAAAGCTGCCCGATGGCACTTCGGCCGTGGGCTCTGCCCTCCACTTCGAGGGCGATGACCTGACGATCCAGCGGTTCCAAGACATGGCGCCTGTGCTGGAACACGTTCGGGAGATGCGAGAGGCCAACGAGGCCCACGGTAGCCGCTGGGGTGATGGTCGCGTTGTGGGGCATATTCCGGCCCTTCACTACCCCGCCATTGCCGCAATCAAGGACCGGACGCAACGTGATGCGGCGATCCAGAAATTCTTCCGCGAGCACCCGCAATACGTTGGTTTCTCGCCCTATCTGAAGGGCTAATCATGGCGACACGCAGCGGCATCTGGCTAGGCAACCCTGGCAACCAATCGCCAAGCTACGAGCAGTTCGAGGTAAGCCTGCTGAACCTCGGCACGACGATTGCCGCCGTGCAAGCCTCCGTCCTCGAATTCATCGCCAACTACACACCTTCTACGGGTGGTGAGTACAACGGCCCCGAAGTGCCGTCGAACCTGCTGGCTCTTCTGGCGCGCGTGCTGCCCGAAGGTGGTACGGCTGGGCAGATCCCCTATCGCACCCTCAACGGCTACGTGTGGGACAACCCGCCTACCAGTGGTGGCTCGACCCCTTCGCCGGCCCCGCCTGCGCCTGCTCCAGCCCCCACGGCACCGGACGACTACTCCAATTCCGTCGCAGCCACGGAGGCGGGCACGGCCGACATGAACGCCAAGACCGCCGCGCTGACCTAAGAAAGAAAACGATGGCAATACGCGACTTCACGCCCGAGGTGAACATCCTCACCGGGCAGATTGCGACGATGCAGGGGCTTACGGTCAATGCCAACGAGCTTTTCGTCGGCTCGCAGAACCAACAACGAGACGCCGACGCACTTGGCACCCGTGTTGCTGCGGCCATCCGTGCGGCTGGCGTGAACGCTGACGCGACGGCATTGCTGACCCAGCCTGCGCCCGTCACTCCTGTTGATCCGAACGCCGAGCCGCCGATGACGGTGTCCGCATTCACGAACGGCACGCTCGACACGACCAAGTACCAAGCCCTTGCCAACGCTGCGGGCACCGACACCCAGATCGAGTATCTGTACGGCCCGAGTGGCACCTACTACGGTGCCGACAAACTGCCCATGCCCACGCTGCTCAAGCGCGAGGACAAGAGCTTGGACGTGGTGGCCGAGTTCAACAATCCAGGTGTGTACGGCGCGCGCCCGGGTCGGCCGGGGCAGAACGGCACTTACCAGCTCGGCGCTCCGAAGCCGGCTGAAGCAGGAAACTACTCGTCCAACTACGGGCAAGCCACATTCATCCCGAACAACCGGGCAGCACCACTTGACCAAGGCGGTATCGGCGTTGCGGGCCTGATGGCGTGGTCCTGCGGCTACGACACGGCGTCGACCCGCCCCGAGTTGGCCTGGTGGGCGCAGTTGTACGACGGCGGTGGCCTCGACGACATCTACCAGAAGAAGTACAAGGCTCGTGGCGAACGCATCGAGTTCCCGACCTGCGCCTCCCGTGGCGATGGGCGGTTCGGCAACGGTTCCGGCGTCATCGTCTGCTACCGCGATGGTCGCGTGACACACAGCGGGCAGAACACCGCGCACAACCTCGCATCGCTGCAACTCCCCGCAGGCCTAGTGCCGATCTATTGCAACGTCACCAACTCGCACGAGTTCGCCTTCATCCTCGTGATGAACAAGAACCTCAACAAGACCCAGATCGCCGTCGTGGCTCTGGCCGGTGGTCCCGACGATGCACGCGTAGACAACCAAGGTTCGTGGATTCCGTACCGTGGCGAGTGGCAAAACCTGAACCCCGGCGTTGGCTCGTACGGAAACATCTTCTGGATGAAGTTCATGGGCTTGGTGGATCTGCCGGCCGACATGAAGTGCGCCACTGCCATTTCTTCCTCGACTTGGACTTGGGATGGCGCTTATGCGCGGATGTCCGAGTCGGTCGATGGCGAGCGGGGTTCTGACCTTCGCCAAGCCTCGCGCCGTGCCGAGTTCCGTGATGGCGGGCGTCGTGCCAACACCTTCCCAACCTCCTGCACGGTCGTTGTCGTCTCGAAAGAGGAAAGGAAGATGGTGGCGCTGGACTTCTCCAAGCTGTTCCAGTTCATCCGCGCCTCCACCATCAACGAGCCGGGCCTGCAAAACGTTGGTCTGGGCGCTGGGCAATACCCGCCGACCTTCGCCGAGAACGCATCGAACCTGCCGACCGTCATCATGACGGAAACGTTTGCCTCCCGGCCGACGGCGGTCCGCTGCTCGCAGGTGGACATCAACCGTCGCATCTACGTCGCAACTCAGGAAGGCACCCTCCACGCCTACAAGGCCGGCGCTGACCGCACCCCGAATGACCTGAGCATCCAGAAGATTTTCACGGTGCCCATCGGGAAGAACACGACCGACATTGCCACGACCGCGCGGCATGCCGGCAGCAAGCTCCTGCCCTACAACCAGCAGCATCTGGAGATCATCTGCACGTCACGCGGCGAGCGAAAAATCATGTGGGTTCGCATGAACAACGAGCTGACCGCAGGGTCGGTAATCCGCACTGCCTGCGACTCCCGCTTGATTGACCCCATCCAGACGCGCGACGGCCCCAACCACACAACGGAGCATTACCTTGCCACGGTGTGCGACTACGCCGGCCAGCAGGTGATGAATTTCCGGTACGGCCCGGTCATCTTTCATTGGTACTCCGGCTCAATGGGCGACGGTGGGGGTCAGCCGCTGCTGTTCGACTGGAAGACTTCGCTTCCGCCCGACGGCACTCCAGTCACGCCAACGACGTTCAACGGCGTCACCTACCCATTCGAGCATGCAGGCCAGTTCACCCTGCCCGGCAAGCCCTTCGGCTACTACCCATCTGACGTGTATTAAGAGGCCCCACAATGGCAAAGACAGAAGCTGAATTCCTCGCGGCCTTCGCCCAGCACCAGACCGCTTACAACGCGCTCATCAATGCGGTCAATGGCAAGTCCGGCTTGATGCAGACGACGAAGGGCGGGATTGATGTGGTGGTGGAGAACTATCGCCAGATCGTCCTGCGTGCCGAGGCCCTTCTCGCCTCGGGTGGCACGGGCGGTACGGGTGGTGGCGGAACAACGCCCACCCCCAGCACCACCCTAGCGCTTATCAAGTCGGCGATCTCTGCGGCGCCGCAGAACTACGCCTCGATTCCCACGGAAAACACCATCACGGTCATTCAGGGCGCTCCCAATGAGCTTCCCGTCTACCCGGGCGGTGCGACCCCGGTTCTGCACTACTTCACGCCCCCGGCGAACAACGCCGCGTTCAAGGGGCCGTCGGGCTCCCCGGACATCCTGACCGTCACCAAGGCAGCCGCACCGGAAACATTCTCGTTTGCCTATGGCGGCGATTCTCGGTGGTCGCAGAGCAACGGCGCCAACGTCCTCGCGCGCATGTGGGCGCAGGAGATCGGCGCTCACGTCGTCGGCTTCACGGTCAACGGTCGCTATTTCTCCTACATGGGGCGCTTCCAAGGGACGAATGCGACCATAACCATCAACGGCATGCTCCAGCCCGCGATCCCGGTGACCTCGGACGATACGTGGACGACGATCGACATGGGCAGCCGAGCGACGCGAAACATCGTCTTCAACGGCGGTCAGAACGAGTTCGGCGGCATCGCCATCCCGACGGGAGACACCATCGTTCCGTTCGACCACATGGCCGGCAAGTTCCGCTACAACGCCTTGCATGACTCGTGGGGTCAGCAACGGGATTACGAGAAGTTCAATCTGCGGCTCCCCGACATCTACGCCAAACTCATCGGCGCGCACAGCGTCGGCGGTTATGTCCGGGGCGGGACTGGATATCTGCAAGGCGTGGACATCACCACGTCGCAAGGACTGGCGGACGACAACCAGCGCAAGATCGACCTGAATGCGGGCGCCCCGCACATGGTAGATTTGCGCATGATGGTGAATGACCCCGACCCATCAGGAAACGCCGACCTTCAGCCGGCTGTCCGACGTGTATTTGAGCGCACGCGCACGGACAACCCCACGGCCCTGTTCGCTGTGGGTGCCTGGACCTCGCAAGGCTCCCGAAGCACCGTGACGGGCGGCGAGACGCGAAAGCGCGACCTCTACAAAGCCGAATGGGATCGCATCACCGGCCCGAAGGTCTTCATCGACGGACTCGCGGGTACTTGGTACATCGACGCTGGCACGGGCGCAGGGGTCAAGACCCGCGCAACCACCCTCGGACCTATCATCACCGGGGAAGGCAGCGCAGCGTCCCCCACGGGTACCGGCAACGCCGACCTCTACATCGACAACAACGGCGGCCGTCATCCGACTTCCAAGGGTGTCGTTTACATCGACGATTGGTTCGCCGCACGTCTGCGCGAAGCCTTGGCCGTGGTCTAAGGAACAAACAAGATGGCTACCCAAACCACAGCCGAAGCCGTCGCAGCCCTGACCGCCCGGACGCAACAAGTCCTCAACGCGGCCACGGCCATCTCCGCACAGGGCGGGGATCTGAACGTCGCCGTCACCACAGCCAACGCCAAGGCCGTGACCGCCACGAACAAGGCTGCGGAGGCGCTGGCATCCCAAACCAGCGCGGCAGCAAGTGCGGCGGCGGCGCTCGCCAGTGCAGCGGCAGCGGAGTCAGCCAAGGCCAGCGCAGCATCAAGCGCGGCAACGGCATCCAACGCGGTGACGGGGGCGGTGATGAAGTCCGAGTTGGCGGCCGTCAATGGAAGCGATAGCCTTGGCTTCGGTTTGGATGACGACTCTACATTCGCGCGCTCCTCCCGGCAGAAGATGGCCGAGCGCAAGTCCTTGTTCGACCGCATTCCGCAATCGGAACATGCCGCTCTGCGCGCAAGGACTTCATCCCTGAATTGCGCCGGCGGATTGGCCCTTGCCATTGCCGCGTGTATCGCCAGCGGAGGCGACACCCTGCATCTGCCACCGGGCACGTTTCCCTACCAACCGTTGCCGGGCGGCCAGGACCTCGGGGTCACGCTCCAGGGCGCCGGCCGAGGCCGGACCATCATCAAGGTGATCGGCAATGGCACGGTGTTCAACCGCCTCTCGCAGTCCGAATTGCGTGGGCTGACGATCGACCTGCAGGGCGCCACCTATGCCGGGACCGCCTGCGTCTTCAGGGTGGGGTCGTTCGGCGCGCGAGACGACGCCGTCGAGATCAAGAACGCCAACGCGGCCTCGGGCCTGTGCATCGACTTTCAGACCGATGGCGGCTCCACTTTCGTTTCCACCGGCTCGACCTATCACACCCTGGCGGCCCCTGGCGTGCGCGCAGCCGTCGCTGTCACCGGGACCGATACCTCCGCCACCTCCCGGCATTTCACCGATGCTGAGTCCAGCGGATGTACCTTGTACGACTTCGGCGGCTGCAACGACTTCTACGTCTCGGGCGGTTTCACCAACGGACTCATCTTCTCGGCGCAGACAAGCAAGGCGCTCCTGGTTAACCTCCGAATCGGTGCTGCGGCCGGCACGGTCACGGTGCGTGGAGGCGCCTGCAAGC